GTCTAGGTCTTGTGCAGTAACCTGTGCGTCTACGTAAGCTTTTACAGACTGTTGTGACGGAATACCTGTAGCACTATCAGAAGATAAGTCATCTTCATCCAAGAATGTTTTGCCATCTAGGATTTCTAGTTCTGCTTCAGTAATAACTGCTGAGCCTATTGTGAATCCTGTAGCAGTAACAACGCCAGTTACAGTCAAGCTGTCTACAAAAGCATCTTTAAATCTTAAAGAAGTTGTACCAAGGTCTATATCACTATCAGTTACAGGTACAATAGCTCCGTCTTGAATACGAAGCTGTTCAACAGGAGAGCCGCCAACTTCTATATAGCATTCAATACGATTATTAGTCGCGCTAATTTCTATTTTATTATTAAAGTCTTGGTCGCCAATCTTTCCAATTGCACCACCTTGACCAGCGGTTCCATCGTGCGTGTGGCCCGTAGTTCCCGTTGAAGAATATACAAAAGCATTTAAAAGCTGATTATACTCATTATTAAAAAGAGAAGCAGTAATTAGATTACCGTCTGTAATTGTACTTTGTCTTGTATAGCTTGTACCTGCCATCTAATTATCTCCTGCCTGCGGGAACATAGTTTATATATAAACCGTTAATTGTATAAGGTTGAAGTTGGTCGTCACTGTTTATAGAAAAATTAGACGTATAGCAACTTCCCTGAATAGGTTGTCTTATGAGTGGGCTTTCTGCTGAACCAAAAACTGCTTCTCCAAATACGGCATCTCCAAAAAATGCGCCGCCTCTAATTTCTGGAAAGGTGTAAGGCGCAGGCTGTTGTATGTTAGCATCTTCAAAATCAAACTTAACTCTTAATGTAGGCTGTGAAAAACCACCTGCTCCTGCATCAGGAGTTACAGATGTTTTAATGTATTGTAAAGTTTTTCGTGTGCCCATGTCACCAAAGTCTAAGTAAGGTGTTTCATACTCAGCTTTAATATCTTCTAATGTTCCTTGATAACTAAAAGAATTCCCTGTGTCGTGGTTATAAATATAACCTCTTGCATCTCCATGTATAATCTGCTCAACACCACTATATAAAAATCCGCTATCTACAGCAGGTGCTTCAATTCCTTCTGTTTCAGACCACTCAAATCCTTGGCCTGTAAAGGTTCCAATGATTCCTTTTGCAAATGCTCCGCCTTCAGTAGGGTTTGAGTAATATAAACGATACTGAGACTTAGAGCGCAACACAACACTTGAAACAGTATAAGCATTTATGTTGTTTGCAATGTTACTTAAAATTCTTTGAATGTTTCTGCTTACAGAAGTTAGCTCTACATCACCAATACGCGCAGTTCCAGCCAATGTACGAATACCGTCAGGGCTTAAAAATACAAGGTCGCCTCCAATTTCTTGAATGCTTTGTCCATCTATGCAGCCTACATTTTTAGTGATTGGAACAATTGCAGTCGTTGCATCGTTAGCTTCAATATTTATTAATCTGTAAATGCTATTTTTACAGAATACAATGCAGTCGCCACGAAAGCTTTTAAGACCTATAACTTTATCTGCTAGTCTTACTTCTCCTGCTCCCGCACCTGCAAAATTATCCATTTCATGTAAATGACTATAATACACTTGGTTAGGATTTTCTAGTGTTCCTCCTACTACAAAATGATTACTGTGTACAGTTCCGACTGTAGGAGCTTCTGTGTTTGATACTGTAACTTCCGATGAAAAAAAAGTTCGGCTAGTTAATGCACCTGTTCCTGTCATATAAAAGTAATAAGGTTTATTAGCTCCATCACAAATTACTAACTCACCGTATACGGACTTACTGCCTTCATAGATGTCAATAGAACACTGGCCTTGATTAGTTCTAGTTAATGCTGCACGGCCTGTAAAAGTTGTATAGTTGTCTCCGTTGCTATGAACAGAAGCTCGGTTTATTTGAAGCCAAGTAACGCCATCATTACTAAAGAAAATATCTGTTCCGCTACATACTACAACGCCGTCTGCATAAGTTTTAATACCTAGAACAGAATTTGCGCCGTTGGGCCTTGCTGCTGAGCCTGCTCCATAAGCTGTAAACCCACTAACACGCCGATAGCCGCCATCAGGGTCAACCTCAAAATTAAGCAACTTAGTTGCAATTCCGGGTTGACTAAGCAATTCTATCTTGCTTATGTTGGTATTTAAACCACCCTTGCAAGCGAAACCAAAAGGTTGTGAAGCTGCCATATTATATGAATCTCACTCGGTCATCTTTTATTGTGGTTGGTGCGGCTTCAATAAGGTTTGAGCGCATACTGCGTAATCCCTTTCTATAGTCGTCCATTGCAAATGAAGCGGCCTGTGGATTATCTTTAAACTGCCAAATATAGTAACGTGCTCTAGCTAGCAAAACTGTGCTATACATTTCAGGAAACACTATCTCGTCACTATAACTGGTAAATTTTGTAGGAAGGTTCCAAGCATAGAACCACACACGATACACTTTATCAGGTATGGGGCTAAGTCCAAACTTACGTGAATCAGGACTTCTAATTACACTGTTAGGAACTCCAAATGTTTGACTGTCTGCGTCATCTAAGTTTTCTGAAACTCGTCTAAATGTTTTCCAAGCTTCTGTAGTCATAAACGACAAATTCTTTCCAGTGTAGGGGGCTGTTTCGCCAGCTACGCCTACAGTGGTCGCATAAAAATTATCCCAGTCTATTGAACCATAATCTGTTTTAATGGAATCACTAGCTGGTTTTAGTTCATAAAATCTCTGGCCTGCAACTGTTTCGACATATACGTTTCCGTACATAGGGTCTACTTCGCCACTCTCGCCAGCAGATAAGAAAGGCCACTGAGGTTCATCATTGATAATATCAAAGTATGCTTTGTTTACAGCATCTTGTACGTGTCCTTGGACACCAATAGCTGTGCTAAAGTTACCTGAATCTAACGGAACTTCGTTAAGTTCTCTAAGAAGTTCATTAGTCAAATCTAAGTATGATGTTGCCATAGTTTATATTGCCTTTAAATTTGTTAAAGATTGGGGGCCTTTTACAGCCCCCGCACTTATTTGGTTACAGCTTATGCTACGTTGAAGTATGCACCAACGAGAGCTTCAGGTCGAAGAACCTTAGCGCCGTATACGTGCAGACCACGACAGATGTCACCGAAGCTGTCTGGGTCACGAATGACTTCAGTGCTGGTGATAGTCTGTGCAGTACATACCGCAGAGATGTGACCGCCAAGAATAAGGCCATCAGCGTTAGCAACAAGTCCAGTCATGTTATTAGACTTGTACATGCTAAATCCACGAAGCTTACCAGAGCTTACTAGACCATTACGGATAGAACCTTGACCACCGTTGAAATCTACTGACAAGAGCTTAGAGTCAGACTGCGACAGCTCTTCGTAGAATACAGGAGGAGCTACAACCCAACGACCTTCTTCTGGTACGTTTTCGTCATCAAGCAGACGAGCCATACGAGCCAGAACATCTAGAGGGTCAGTTCCTGCGTGTTGTAGACCAACAGCGTCAGTACCGGTCAGAACGCCAGAAGCGGCTGAAGCAGTAGTGTCGCCACCGATGATGTGGTCAGGAGAAGAAGCGCTTAGACCTGCTTCCATAGTAGCCAGTACGCCAGCATCGAATGCATCACGCAGAGCGTAAGCAGCAGATGAAGCAGCTACTTCCTTGAAGTTTACGTGAGACATTGAAGTTTCGATGTCGTCTACGATGAACTTAAAGGCGTTAGCAATATCAACAACCAAAGTTACTTCGGTGTCGGTCAGTGCAGTTGCAGTTGTGTCAGCGCCACGCTCATACTGATGTACAGTAATGGTGGGTTCTTTAATGATTTTTACAGAATCACCGTATGCAGAAATCTCACCTGCATAGTCAGTGTTAGTGATTGCTTCAGCAACGGAAGCTTTACGGAAGAAGTTAAGAACCTTCTTCGAGTAAATAGCAGGCATAAAGTTGCTGCTAGTTCCAAAGTTACTGTTACTACCTTCTGCAAAAAACTGGTCTGATACGTTATTAGCCATGATTATTTTTCCTTTTATTTAAGACAATAGTTATTAAGCTACTACCCTGCCTTCAATTATGGCTGAATCGATTTCTTTTTCATGTTTATCATACTCATCCATAGACAGTGCAGCAATTTCCCGTTGTGTCCATATCTTTGGCTCATTAGCATTTACGGCTTTTGTTTTAGTTGAAACCATATCTGCTGCCGAAGGGGACACAGGCTGCGACTGTGCTTTCTTACTTGAAGAAGGTTGAAAGCTTAAACCCGATTCCATTTTATAAAAGTCAATAGCTTTGATTGCTAAGCTTACGTCATTAGGATTGTTGTATACCCAATCTTGAATTGCTTCTGGCTGTGACTTAGCCCATTCGTGAAACTCGTCACTTTGCCGTATTTCTGAAAAGTCAGGATGCGCTGAACTTAGAGTTATTTCAGCCTCTTTTCGTGCAATCCTAGCTTCTCGCTCATCAAGTGCTGAAAGTCTAGTGTTAGCCTCTTCAGCGGGTGCTGTTTCTACATACTCGTCCTGAACTTCTTCTGCATGTTCCTCGTGACGAACGGCCTGTTCAACTTGCTGTGTCATTCGAGCTTCGGCTTGAAGTTCTTGTTCTTTCTGTTTAAACTCGTTAATCTTAGTGTCGTAATGCTTTTTTAAATCATCATATCGCTTTTTGTAATCTGTAGCGGATTCTTCTTCAGAAGGGGCCTTTCGGGTGGCCTTCTTAGCTTTCTTTTCGTAGTAAACACCATCAGCACTTTCAAAGGGTTGGTCTTCTTCATCATGCCAATCTTTGTGCATGTTGTATGGGTTTGCTGCTTCTTCTTCTACTTCTACTTCTTGTAAGTCAGTCATGTCGCACTCCTTTTGGGGCTTGTCGTCTTTTCAAGGTAGCTATTCAACTCGCGACTGAAGAATAGGGCTTGATACTACAAGGTGGCCTCTAGGTTAAAAGTTAGTGATAAGGGGCCTTTCGGGTGGCCTTATCGGTTTCGTACACTAGGCATTGCATTCGAGCTGAGCATTTGGTTATGAACTCCTTCATCAGGGTCTTCCATATCCATAACGCCATCAAGGATGCTTCCTCCTGCGTACTTTTTCATTACACCGCCATCATAAGCACGTTCTGCATCATCCATCATAGCCTGAAGCTTATCTGTGCCT